ATTAAATATGCCACATTAACTAAAGAACAAGTTTTTGATTTAGGAGTTAAGAAATATCAAACACTAACACTACCAGTATCTATGTGGCTTCGTGATCCTAGAACTATTAAAATTAATTCATCTATGGTTCTAGATGAACCATCCTATTATGTTATTCTACCAGAAGAATTAGTATTCTTTATTATGAATAAGGGAATGTATGGTGATGGTAATAAAGATATAGATTTATATAATCAACTATTAACTTATTATCCTGAATTTGTACAACAAGTTCTTGATGGTAATAAAGAAATTCTTTTAGAGAATAAACTAATTATAAGAAGAAAAGTACTATCAGATTCTCCTTACCCAACCCCATTTTTATATGGTTCAATTGAAGCATTAAAACACAAAAGAAATCTAAGAAGAATGGACTATTCTATTGCATCTAGAGTTATTACAGCAATCATGTTAATTAAACTTGGTAATGATGAATTTCCAATAACAGAAGATGATGAAGATGCTTTTACTGCAATTAGATCACAAATGACTTGGAGAAATACATCTAGTAGAAATATGGAAAGAATTTTCCAGCTATTTGCCAATCACACTCTAGAAATTGAGTGGGTTTATCCTAATACAGAAGTTCTTTTAAATGATAAGAAATATGCAGAAGTAAACCAAGATATATTTTTAGGAATGGGATTTCCTAGAATCCTTACTACTGGTGAAACAGAAAGAACTCAAACATCCGATCCAGAATTTGCATCTATCTCTCCAGTAAAAACTATGGAAAAAATGCAAAGAGAATTACTAAGTATTGTTAAAGGTATCATTAGAGAAATTACTAAATTAAATAACTTGAAGTATATTCCAGAAGTTAGATTTAGTCCAATCAATTTAAATACATTTAATAACTTTGTAAATGCTATGTCCGCACTTTATGACACAGGAAATATTTCAAGAACATCTTATGATACTGCTTTTGGTTATAATTGGGAAGAAGAATTAGCATTAAAAATTGTAGAAAAGGATAAACTAGAAGCTAGTGGAATTGAAGAATTCGCACCACAACCATTTTCACCACAACCAAGTAATACTAAAACTGCTCCAACACAAGGAAAAAAGCCTAAAAAAGAAGAGAAAGAAGAATGAGATTATACCACTTTTCATACATTTATGGTATAATATAAATGTAGGTAATAGAAATTTCTATTGCCAAAACTGGTATGTATTCTAAATTTCATGTGGCTAATAGAGGCAGAAACAATGAATGATAAATTATTAAATTTAAAAACAGAAATAGAACTTTTAAATGATGAAGAGGCATTTGCATCTGTTAGCTTGAATCCCCGTTATCAATGGGCAAAAATCGTTGTAACGGATGATCAACCAAATGTTAACAAGCAAAAAGTTCCTATTGAGGAATTTGAGAATCTTATAAAAACCGGTATTCTATCTCCTATCAAAATGGAATACGGAAAAATAGCTGGACACGAAGAAGCCGTTGCTAAACCTATAGGTGTAATATCACAAATGGTACAAGAGTCAAATAAGCTAATTGCTTTAGCGGCTTTGTGGAAACGAGAAAGAGAAGAAGATATAACAGTCCTCAAGAAAATGTATACAGATGGAACGCCTCCCCAAGTCAGTTGGGAAATTTCTTATGCTGAATCAGAAATAGATGATGATGGTGTAGAGACTTTAAAGGGAACAATCCTAAATGGTTTAGCCATTGTATCTAGACCAGCCTACGCAGGAAGAACACCCTTTGTAGCTATGTCATCTGATAATAATGAGGAGGAAACACAAGTGGAAGAACTAGAACAAGCAAAGGCTAAAGTTGCTGAATTAGAAACAGCTTTAAGTGAAAAAGTTGTAGAGTTAGAAAAGAAAGAAGAAGAACTAACTGCTCTTAAAGAGTTTAAAGCAGAAGTTGAAGATAAAGAAGCTAAAGCCGAAAAAATGAAGAACATTCTCAAGAAATTTGAAGATGCTGGAATTTCTAAAGAAGATACTTACTTTGAAGAAAATAAAGAAAAACTACTCGGTATGAGTGAAGAACTATTAGATTTCATGATTCAAGAATTAGTAGCTTTTTCAGAAAATCATGCAGAAGCATCAACTAAAAATAAGATTCCTAATGTACCCGCAACTTCTTTTAATTTAAGTGATCCTAAAGAGTTAGCTAGAGCATTACGAGAGTCTAACAAATAATTTGGAGGAATTTTAAATTATGGAAATTAACCATTATGGAGATACTATCTTAGGCGTAGTAGCTACAGCAGACGTTGTAGAAGGTCGCCTAGTCCTCCTAACATCCCACAGTTTCAGTAGAAATTACGGTAGCCAAACGGAGTTACCTGGAGCGAAAGTACCTGCTGATGCTACTGAGGCCGCAAGAGCTAGATATTGTGTTACCTTTGAACAGGACAATAGAAGTCTTCCTCTATTCCAGCCTCAACCTGCATTTGATTGGGCAGAGAGATACGGTTTTGAACAGGCCGCAAACGCACCATTTTCAGCTACTGTATATCTAACTCACCCAGGTGTACAAGAAGGCAGAACAATTCCATCTGGTAGTGGTGCATTAGCCTTTGGTGAAGGTATCTATACAGTACCCTCAGGTGGATACATCTATTCTGCCGATTTACTAACTCCTGGTATGCCACTAACTGCGGCTAATACTGCTGATGATGGTGGAGCAACAGAAGCCGGTAAACTAAAATACTCCGCTACTGGTGTAGTTGCAGAAGTAGTAAGATTTGATACTGCTACTGGTAGACTTACCTTTAAGATTCTACACTAAGGGATGGAGGACAATTATGATAGATAAAACTAAACTAAAAGAAGCAATTGCTGAACTAATGAGAGATCGTTCTAAGAGAGAAGCATTTGCAGAAATGATTACCGAATATGTTCAACCTGGACATATTGCAACGGATTTTGTTAGCATGCTATTAAACACACGCCGACTAAATCCTGGCGATTCACTAGTTAAGAAATTACGCAAAGGCATTAATGTACGAACACTAGTTCCTGGTTCTATTCATTTAGCAAGCGAAATCACCGTAACAGAGCGTGTAAACTATGCTCTTGATGGTAGTGACGTTAAAGTACAGCTAAATCAGTGGGAACTTGACAGTGGTGAACTTGGTACTATTGATGAAATCAAACGTGAAATGTTAGCTAAGTATCGTGACCACTATCAAAACAAAGTTTTTACTGCCCTTTCTACAGTTTGGACAGCAGTTAATACTCCCAATAACTTTATTAGTGTTGGTGGAGTTGTTACTGCTGGCGTACTAGAGGATGCTATTGATTGGGTAAATCAAAATGCTGGTGGCGTAAAGGCTGTTGTTGGTTCTAGGGTAGCTATGACTCCAATTACTAAATTTGCTGCTTTCTGGTCTGATGCTTCCGGCACTAAAACCGCCGTAAGTGATCCTGCCGTACAGGAAGTTATGCAGAAAGGCATGATTGGTCGTTATTATGGTGCACCACTAGTAACCATTGAACAGACATATGATTACCTAGATGATTACAACCCCATGATCCCCACAGATAAAATTCTAGTGATTGGTGAGAATGTTGGTGAGTTTCTTACTTATGGTGACGTAAAGTACAAACAGTACGAAGATAACCGCCCAACTCCTCCCTACCTTTTCTTAGAATACTGGCAACAGTACTCTATGTTAATCTGGAATGCTATGGGTATCTATGTGATCGGTGGGTTAAGCTAACCCAACTAGTCTATAAATTTTAAAAGGAGAAGGATTTTTAAAAGAGATACTTCTCCTTTTTAAGATTTAGGAGGATTGAAAAAATGTCTTTAGCCCTACAACCCACCCACTTTATTCCAATTGAAGTACATGAAGATTGGACTGTAGCCGATGATGCGGCTACTGATGTAATCGCTTCACTAGAATCATCCTTTCCAGGAGTTTTTCAATTTCCAGCTAGTGATGATTTAAATGTAACTCTAGTGCAAGTTCAAGCCGGAGCTACTGAAAAAGGTCTTTTGACCATAGATGCTACAACTGCCGCAGGAACTTGGAGCACAGCTTTTGCTACTATTCCCGCCGTTGATAGCGTAGTTTATTTGGTAGATATATATTAATAAATAGGGGGAGTAAAATCCCCCTATTAATAAAAGAGGCATTATGGAAATATCTGGTCAAATTACTGTAGTAACTGCTGGCGTTGCTGTACAAGGGCCAGCTATTGATGGCCCTAATTTTTTGTTTAAAGCTCACCCCGATAATACTGGGAAAATATGGGTAGGAAATGTTAATGGGACTGTAACCGTTAATAATGGGTATCCCCTAGAGGTTGGGGATTCTCCATTAATTATGGAAGTATCAGGTCTTGAACATCTATGGTTTAATGCTAGTGCTAATAATCAAAAAGTTTGCTGGATAAAAATAGAAGTATAAACTATGAATAGAAAGCGTAGATTATTAACACGATGGATGCCGGTGCTGATGGGGGGAACATTTAGCCCTAAAGATATAGCGGGCCTGAGTTTGTGGCTCCGAGCAGACGATATTGCGGGCGTGGATGGCTCTGGGGTCGCTACCTGGACAGATCGGAGCGATGCCGGAAATACGGTGACACAAACCGCGGCAACGGTAAAGCCAATTCTAAAGCTAAATATTCAAAATGGCCGGCCTGTCGTGCGTTTCGACGGCAGTAATGATTATCTTAATCGGACAACAAATACGATCAATACTCAGGCCCCGTTTACGGTGATTGCCGTCTCCAAACCGGCAAACACCACTAAAGATGGGGCGTTATGTGCCTTCGCAACAGCCACCAATATGGGCTGGATGTACAAGCGAAAGATCGCCACCTACCTGCCTCGTTTTGTCCGATCCGGTATTGCTGTGCACGATTCAGTGATCAATGGGTGGGATGCGGCCAAGTTTACGATTGAAAGCATAAAGTTTGATGCCGCTTTTCGGGTTAGCTACTACCTGAACGGGCGCGTGGATGGCTATCGAGATTGCGGAGCAAATAGCAATGCTGGCCCCACAGCATTCCGCGTAGGCGGGAGTGGAGCGGCTGGCGACATGTTTGCAGGGGATATAGCTGAATTGCTGATATACAATGCGGCCCTCACCGATGCCCAAATACTCAGGGTTACGCAATATCTATCCAATTTTTACAACGTCAAACTCTGGTCGGCCATCAATGCGGGAAGTTACCAGATTACCCCCACCTATGATGGATCGGGTGAGGCCGTGCATCCTGACGTGCTCTACTTCCCGGCTGGA